ACAATAATCTTTCTTCACTAATGATTTTGCAAATGTTGATTTACCTGAACCAGGAATTCCACGAACGATGTATAATATTTTTTCCATAGGACAAAGATAATAAAAAAAATTGCATAAAAAAAGGGAGATCACTCTCCCTTTGTAAATTACTTTTAAAGTTATATTCTAAATGTTCTAATACCTAAGTGTTTTTCAATAGCATTTTTAGTATTATTACCACATATACCATCTTCGGATAAACCAGCATTAAAACATTTATTTAATGATGCTTGAATAGCCCTAACCTCATCATTTGTTTGTTCCATAATAAGTGCTGATTCAACAAGATTTTGTCTTAATTTACTATATTGTTCTTTAGTTAATTTAATTTTGCTCATTTTATATTTTTTTTAAATGTTTTATTAGTTAGCCCAATTTTTAATATTGTCTTGAGATATTTTTGTATCAACTTTTTGATCTTGAGTGGCTCTCCAATCATCCGCAAATTGTTCTTCATCTTGTGATCCACCACCACCAACAACTGAACAACCTTTAGATTTTAACGCTTTTAATGCCTCTTGGTAGTCAAATCCATATCTATCACCTCTTCCACCTCCTCCACCAGGAATAACAGGTGGGTTTGTATTGTCAACAGGTGGTTTTGTACCATCAGATGTCTTTTTATTACATTTCCATCCGGATTTTTTCCATGCCTCAACACTACTAAAACCACATTTTTTAGCTTTATCTAAGTAAAAATTTTTATTTGCCTTTTTAGTGTTACTTATAAGGGTAGTGATTGGTAACCAAACGTGACTTCTCCAATCGTCATCACCATCAATGTCACCGTCTAAAGCGTCATATAATGTTTCTCCACGTCTCCTATAATATAATGAAGCCATCTTACATAAATCAGGTATTGTCAATAATTTATTTAAATTTCTTTCTATCCCTTCAAGATTTGTATTTCCAAGTCCAGCAACCGCAGAATATATATTATCAGCAATGTCCGTTAATGCCCCGTCAGAATTTTTTGTTTTCCCCAAATTACCTTTTTGAGTTCTACATTTTTTTAGAACTCCAAGTACGTTATCCGCAGCACCTCCACCAGTTGTGAACCAACCAGCAACACCACCAACAACGGTACCTACTACAGCACCAATAGCCGTTCCAACAACAGGAACAATACTACCTACCGCAGCACCTGTTGCGGCTCCAGCTCCCGCACCAGCAGCAACTCTACCAATATCTTGGCCGGTATCTTCACTTATATTTTCTCTTTCTTCTTGAATTTTTTTCTTATGTAGAGTAAGAATACGTTTAGATTCTTCCTCCGTTAATACAAATTTCTTCTCCATAGTGTATTTTTTTTATTATATAAATATACGGCAAATAAAAAAAGGTGAGATTTCTCTCACCTTAATTTTGGGTCAACAAGGATTTGTTGACGACTCCACCACCTTATTTTTATAGTATAAGGAAACTATTGTTTGTACATCCAAATTTTAATAACAGATTCACTTGTAAAAATATCATTAAATTGTTTATTCAAAATATTACCACTTGTTAAGTTATACTCAACCAAATTACAACTTATATGTCCCCAAGGTGTGTTATTTAAATTCAACTTATATCCTGTTGGTGTTGAATAAATCCCGTATGTTGACTGAACCCCGTTGAACGAGTACGTTGTGTTAGTAATAAACTTTAATGTATCAGATCTCATTTCTTCACTAAGGTCTGTGTTTAACACTTTACCAATCACCCAAGTTGTATTCTTTATAGTTACCGTAGAATCGACCAAAGTTGGGTTCGTAATAATTGGTTGTGGTGCAATTGGTTGTTGAGGTCTTATTTCTTGTTTGACACAAGAACTCATCACCAACATAATACCGATAAAATAAATCAAACTCTTCATCATACTAAACTTTCAATTTTGTTTCTAACTTGCTCACTCAAACTTATTTCAGACACATTTGTGATTACCACAGAATCTTTTAAAATCTTATGTGGTATGTGAACCAAAAATGTGTTACCATCAAAGTAAGATAAATCTTCTTTTAAGTTCAACGCCCCATCCACCATCTTTAAGAAGATCTTAAACTGAATTGGGTCAACAAAAGATTCAGAAAGTAATGTTCCGAATTTTTCGTTCATAATTCTAATGTTGTGATTGAATGTTAATTTTACCATCTGTGATTTATTTCTACAAATATAGTGAATCTTTTCTAATGAAAAAAATATTTAGAACTTTTTTTATGATATTTATCAATATGAAAGTTAAAATAAATGATAATCTTTTTAATGTTAAAACCGTAATAACGTCAAAGGACACTCAGAATGGTATGATGAATCGTAAATTTAATGATTCCTATGATGGTATGTTATTCTTTATGGAAAACGGACCACACTCTTTCTGGATGAAAAATTGTGTGGTTCATTTAGATATCATTTTTATTAACGATGATGTTATCACAAAAATACATCACAACTGCAAACCTTGCCTATCTGACGATTGTAACCACTACGAAGGTAATGGTGAAATGGTTTTAGAGTTACAAGGAGGTGATTGTAAAAAATATGGTATTAAAGAAGGTGATACAATATCGTTACTTTAACGAATCAAAGAATTGTTGTACCGGATCACCACCAGATAATTCATCATCTTCCGAATCCATTTCTACTTCTTTACCACCTAACAAATTACCAAAAATGCTTGACGAATCTTTAGTTGGTTTTTTAGTGTCTTCGCCATCCTCAACCTGTTCTACAATCTTTTTAAATTGTTTTTCTGTTATTAAATAATTTTTCATCTACTATAAATATCACTCACTTTCGATTTTAACTTTTGTTTTTTCATCAACAAAAACCTGAACCCTTCCTCGAGCAACTTCGGCATAGTTTGGACTTAACTCTATACCCAACCATCTACGATCTAAAATTTCAGCCGCCACCAAACTTGTACCTGACCCAGCAAATGGATCCAAAACTACATCGTTCTTGTATGATAATATCTTGATCGCTTTTGTTGGGATGTCCATTGAGAAGGTTGCCTTGGTGAGTGACTTTGTATCTGCAAAGTAATTCCACTGGCCAAAAACAAGCTCCATAAACTCTTTCTTATCAGTTTCTTCATAGACCTTTTTATTCCTTTTTGTTCCATCTTCATTTTCAATTTCAGTTAATTCACCCATCCATTGTGGTTGACCTTTAATCTTTTTAATGTGTTGTTTCTTATATGCCAATATCACACACTCCTTAGGGTTATAAATATACGGACTTGATGGACTCATCCAAGATCCCCAAGCTGTTGTCTTGCTTCTATGTGGAGATTGTTCCTCAAGGTCAACGATCCCAAAGAACCCATAACCAATCTCTTTCATAATTTGCCACATTTCAGAAACAAAGAAAATTCTTCCACCCTTTTTCTGTCTATTAATCTCGTAAGGGATGTTCAACGCAATACGACCATCATCTTTTAACAATCTATACGCTTCACTTAACCAATTTTTGGCAAACTTTACATACTCTTCAAACTCAACATCATCTTCGTGTACGTCGTAAGCAATCCCCACACCATAAGGTGGTGATGTTACGATTAGATCCACAGATCCTTCCGGTAATGTTTTCATTACTTCGGTACAATCTCCATTTATTATTTTTCCTGTTTCTATCATTCCCTAATTAATTACGCTATTGTTTCTAAATAATCCCACACTTCATTTGAGAACTCCTCAAAAAGGTCTCCATCCTCATCATTTGATAAATCAACAATGAATTCATCGACACAAAAGTCTACAATTATTTCGTGAACTTCTCCTAATGTTTGTTCGTCATTTTTTAATCCCTCATATTGATTAAGGATCTGATTTTTTTGTTCTTCCGTTAATTTCATTTTACTTAAATTATTGATGTTATTGCTTGAGCTAATTTATAACCTGTGAATGCACCTATTGCTGCCGATCCCGGTAAAACAATAAACTTACCCAACATAGTTTCATATTTCTTCCTATTAACAATATAAGAAATTAATATGTAATAGACAATGTAGTTAATTAAAACCAAAAAGTCCAGTTCTTTCGCCACAAACACAACGATTGAGTTTCCAAGGAATCCCCACATAAAATTAATGAGAGTTTCACGGATTAACTCACCCGGAGTTGTGATGGCGTCTAATATACTAATCTCTCTATCAAGACCTGTCTTTTTCGAGTGTCTCGATGTGGTGTTGAAGGTACCATTGGGCTTTCCTGAGGTCCTCGAGTTCTTTATCTTTTCCTTTTTTTCCTGCACGTGATATATATTTTACCGTATTTCCTAATGAGAATCCTAATTCCCAAGCATCAATAACTTTGATTGACTCATAAGGGTTATTTTCACCACCATAATGATTTGGGTGATTTACTTGTTCGTTATTATTTTCCATTTTAATTAATTATTTTTTTCAGTTGTAAGTTCGTGATCGTCATCATTTTGATATTCACTTAATAATTCGTCATTAGACATAGTTCCATATTTCTCACTAAGACCATTCATATCAACATTATTGTTCATTATAGATTTCATCTCGTAAATTTGTTCCGCTAAACTAAGTGATGTAACGATCTCTTGGATGATTTTATATGGGTCGGCGTTTGATCCTGGTCTACGATCTTCAACATATCCCCTCCATTCCTTTGCGGTATCTTGGGGAACTCTAATTGACGCTCCACGATCAGATACCCCCCAACTGAATTTGTCAATTGACTGAGTTTCAAAATTACCCGTTAAACGTAACTCATTATCAGACCCATACGCCTTGATGTGATCATTATGTCTTGTTTCAAAAGCCCCAAATAATGACATAAAATATTTTTCATTACTTTCGTTTCTCATCATATCAGTTGAGAAATTTGTATGTAATCCAGATCCATTCCATTCACCAGATCTTAATGGTTTTGGGTGTATGGTAATCTCATACCCGTATTTTTCCGAAATCTTTTCCAAAAAATATCTACTCATCCATAGATCATCCCCACCTTTTAACTTACCTTTTGATAGGACCTGATATTCCCATTGACCTAACGCCACTTCAGCATTTGTGCCAGTAATGTCGATACCATATTCTAAACACATATTGGTATGTTCTTCAACAAAGTCACGACCAACTACGTTTGATCCAACACCACAATAGTATTTACCTTGTCCTTCTAGGGATCTTCTGTCGTGACCCAAAATTGGCCCATTAGGTTCTTTCATAATGAAGTATTCTTGTTCAAAACCAAACCATAAATCAGAAAATTGATTTCCAATTTTTGATCTCTCATTTGTTTTATGTGGTGTACCATCAGGATTTAAAACCTCACATAGAACATATATGGTGGAAATTTCTTCCGGTACATACCATCTAACTGGTTTTAATAGACAATCTGAATTATCAGTTTCTGCCTGATTTGTTGACGATCCATCGAAGTTCCACATTGGGAGGTTTTCTATTGATCCTGTTATAGTATCCTCATCAACAATCTTAACCTTACTTCTAAGGTTTGGTTCTGGGTTATATCCATCAACCCATACATATTCTAACTTAATTTTCATTTATTTTCGTTTATGTAATTTATTATTTCTTCTTTTGTTTTTCCTTCATTATATAGATCACAAACTTCGCGTGAAAAATTGTCGGTGCAGAATACCGCATCGACATTTAAGTAAGTCATTATATCATTAATGTGAATTAAAATATTTTCTTTCTTTAATACTCTCTTATTAAAACCCATCTTGTTCCGTTTCTTGATTTCTTTGAATCACTTTTGTTTGAGAGATCAGTCCAGCGATTCTTCGTTTAAACAACGGAAGTAAGGTTTCATTTACAGGAAATATACCACTTGACATCATATGGAACACCGGACTCATTCTTTTATCTTTTGATTCGAATGAAGAAAAAGTAGTGATAATTTTTGGGATCGTCAATTCGCCCATCTCATCAAAATAGATTAAATTGATGTTTGTCATACTCTGTGGGTTATTTTTTGTTTCTTTTTTGATTGTATATTCCCAAACGTATGTCTTTTTGGATTCATTTTCAGTATAAAAGAAGTACCCCTTTGGGTGTAGTATATTCTTTTTATTTCTTTTGATTTTCATATCTAACGAATCAAACACGATAGACCACACCGATTTTGCAATACTAAAGTATTCCATTATTCGTGGTGCCGAAAATGTAAGGATATCTCTAAACTCAATCATCTCGTCTTGCGAAAGTTCAGGTAGAGCTCTTACTTTTAGATCTTTAACTAAGATCTCGTCATCAATATTATTTAATTTTTTGTCCGTATAAACGATTTTCTTATCTTTAATAAGTGCTTGGACATTCATTAGATGTAACGACAATTCAATAAACCCAGGATATAGTTCCAATCTATCTAATTTTTCGCCCATTTTTTGAAAATACGAAAGGAGTTTGTATTCCTTATATTCTCTATCTATTGGTTTTTCGAACATCCAATCGGTGTTCATTAAAAACTCTATTTTCTTTTTCTTTGCCATCCTATAATAAAAAAATAACGCAAAGATATAAACAAATAAATACCTAATCTGTTGGTATCACATAATACCAAGTACCATTTATTCTGTCTTCATAAATATCACTTCCATTATTTGATAGTATTCCATAACCATCGGAACTAACTATTGTGTTAGTAAGTTCACTAATGTCAATAAAATCCATAATAAATTTTTTATCAAACCCATAATCATCAATAAATGATTTAATATCGTCCGCATAATCATCAACCCTACTATTAATCTCCTGAACTATCTGATCTTCATCGTAGTCACCTTCAGGGTCTTCCATAATATTGTTAATTGTGTTCTGAAGTCCTTCAATCTTTTTTTGAATTGTTTTATTTTCTTCGTCGGTTAAACCCCCACTAATAAATTTATTATTTAATTTCTTAATGGTATTTTCCAACGTACTTACCTGAGATTTTTGATAATCCGATAAAGCTAAACCTATATCGTAAGTTCCACCCGGGCTAGATCTTATATCGTCCTCATAGAATTCATATAACCATCTACGCCAATGTTGGACATCAATTGCGTCATTCCATACCCATTCTCTAAAAGCATCATATCCAACGTCATCAACCAAATTTTCAATATATGCTTCTGCAGCCTTATCCATTTCATCCTGAGTATAAACGTCGTATGTGTTTGGAACTAGCGCCGATCCTCCTACCCATTCATATTTTTTTCCGTAACCATAACTACCCACCCCATCAGGGTAAATAAAGTATTTGTCTTCAGTAACTTCATTTCCTTCTTCATCTTCAACTTCCTCAGGAATTCCCTCTTCAATTAAAAAGTTGTATAACGCCTCCGTTCTTTCCGCATCATCATCACCACCAGTTGCAATATTCCATTCGTTGTCAGATCTTAACTCTTCTAACTCATCAAGTTTTTTTGCCAATTCTTGTTGTTTTATTATACTCCACATTGTGGATCCATAATTGTTAACATAACCATCAACCTCAATTCCGTTAATATTTGGGACGTTTGAATCACTTATGTCCAATCTACCCATTACTCTAACAATACCTGTTAATTGTCCGATTTTTTTATTATTACTAACATCTAAAGGTCCAGTAATAACAATCCCTTTACCTCTATACGGTTTTAGTTTTGCAACTCTATCGGCAACACCACCAACATCCTCTAACACTTCTTTATATTGTTCGGGGGTGAGTTGAATAAGATTTTCATCTTGTTCTATAATAAAGTTCTTTATGAATTTTTTAATTGACATATATTATAAATATCAAATAATTTTAATTTATTACATCACATCCATTACGATTCGCATGACTTGTAATATTTATAGAATATAGTTATTATGACTTCAGGAATATATAAAATTACAAATTTAAACGATAATAAGGTATATATAGGTAGCTCTATAAATGTCACTAAAAGGCAATATAAACATTTTTGGATGTTACGGAACAACAAACACGACAATCTCCATCTACAAAATTCATTTAATAAATTTGGCGAAAGTTCTTTTTTATTTGAGGTCATTCAATTTTGTGGTGTTAATAATTTAGTTTCATTAGAAAATAATTATATTATAGAATATAAGTCGAACGATTCTAATTATGGATATAATTTGGCGAAAGTTAATGAATTTAGAAGAAATACCTATAACGACGAAGTTAAACTAAAGTTGTCGTTATATAATAAAAACAAAAACGGTAATATAAATAAGTTCACTTTAACTGAAATTAATGGTTGTGTTTCGAATACTTTTGATAATTTATTCGAAGCGGCAAGATATTTAATAAATGGAGGATTCACAACAGGTTCTGAAAGAAATGTTAGACAAAAACTTTCAAACGCGTTAAGAGGAAAAATAATAAAAAATGATTATAATGGTACGATAAGAAAAACCATTTATAAACATAAATTTGAAACAATAAACTAATAAAACTATTAATTATGTCATGCGGGTGTAAAAACAAACAACAAGCACAACAACCTCAAACACAAACTCAAACACAACAAGGGGGGAGTAATACCGCCCAAAATAATACTAATGTTCAAGAGTCTGTCAAGAAAGTTATACAAAAATATTACAGAAGATAATATTCGCGTATCATCTATGTAAAGGTGTTCCATTATGGAACACCTTTTTTATTAACCTAATATTTATAACATATGAGTTTAGAAAGAGCAAGAAATTTAGTTCAGTTATTTAATGATGGTGACTACGACGAGGATATTGAACCGTACTTCAATACCCTAATTAACTTCTTTAAGTTTTTAAAAAAATACGAAGTACTTGACGAAATCAATATAAATGATATACCTTCATCTGAATTAGATAAAGATGTTTTTGATTTTTTAATGGAAAATAATTTAATAACATCTTCAGATTATGATAATTTACCTAACGAGTTTAAAAATTATTATCTATCATACGGGTTAGAACACGATTACGAATCGACTGTTATTTATATTACCTCAAATTTATTAACTGATGTCGAAATAAGACCTGATGGTTTTTATCTACATTTAAGAGATCGTGAAGAACTTGCGGATTTTTTCTGTTCTAGTTCACGAAATACTAGTGCTTCAGATATCGCTAAAATTATTTTTGGTGAGGATTCCCACGAATGGTATTATGATGGCTACACAAAACCAAGTGAGGTAATTGGTGTTTTAGATGATTCAAACATCACTAGACTTAAAGATGTTATTTATAAACAGATTGGTTATAAGGAACTATCGTTGGAGGATTTAAATTCGGACTTTTTTGAGTTCTTATCTGAAGACCAGGGTACCGAAGGTTACTTCAGAATTAGACCTGAAGACCTTAATGGGTTACTTAACGATAGTGATTCAATGAACCAATTATTTAACGATGAATTATCCGATTTAGGTAGTGAGTTATCAAGTCTTTATAATATGTCAGAAAATACGTCTTACGAGGATGAGATTTCTTCATTAGTGTATGATGGTTTAAGTGAGTATTTCGATGGTAACGTCACTGAAACACCAAGAGAAGTTACTTTAAGAGATGGTACTAAAAAAACAAGATATCGAGTTAGATACATTAAAATTAGAGATTTTGTTGGTGATGTTAAAACGTTTTTAAGTGATACCGCCGGTTCAGGTTATAACGATTCCATTCTAGAGTACCATGGTAGTTACACTAGCCTAATAAAAGATAACGATAGTTTGTTTGAATGTATTGATTTTAGAATCCCTGATTACCCTGACTATACACAAATCACTAAAAATGTTAACGAATATTTCACAGATTACATATAACTATTTATAGTTTCATTTAATTCTCATATTAATTGTAAAAAACAAAATATGAGAAAATTAGAAAAGAACACAAGACGTTATTTTGTAAATCTATTTAGCGACTATATCCTTTCAAAGTTTGAGAAACAAGAGAACACAATCATTCAGGTAACCGATTGTGAAACATTTGTCGTTGTTAATGGTGTGACAACAAGTAGTAAAGAAATTAACTTTAACGAACTTAAATACGAATTTATTGAATCATTTAAAGATCTATTTGAATCTCTTGAAATTAAAGACATTAATGTTATCGATATCATCAAATACGAACAAAAACTCGAAGAATTTAAAAAGGGATGGATTTCAGTTAATAAATCACTTTATGTATCAGAGGAAGATCCTATTTCCGATATCAGTGTTAGTTCCGAATTCCCATATGGACATAGTTTAGGTTGTGGTAGAGGAATGTATTACTACTCACACTATATCTTTAACCATATGTATTATTTGTTGGGGGTAAATGACCTATACTTCTTTTATACAACGGAGATGAATGATGATGAGGACTATAAAATTAAAATCACTTCGGACTCAAAATTACAAAAGAAAACAATTAGAGATTTAGTTTTAGATGTGTTTGATATGGATCTCACTGAGTTCAACCAAAGATTACAATCTTATGAATTTATGAATGACATATTGAACCCTGATTCACCAAAACCATATTTGGTTCAAGATAGGTTAGAAGACATAATGTTACTATAAAACAAAACCCCATCCTTAGGATGGGGTTTTTTTATTATCTTTCAAAAAATTCTTTAATTATTTCTAATCCTTTATCCACGTCTTCAAAATCTCTATCAGGAGCGTAAAGACCTGTATTTGGGGATTCACTTTCCGGATTCTCAATTAACATAAATGCCGGTACAAAATCATTCCCCGTTGCTTCAACAAACAGATCGTATTCTTCTTCGTGATCGTCTATGTCTCTATCAATGAAATCGATTCCCTCCTCAGTCAACATTCTTTTAAAATCGTGACAATGGGGACAACTTTTCATTGTGAAGATCACCGCTATCTTATCCATTGATTAGTTCAGTTACCATATCATTTATTTGACTTTCATTCATCACACCAACTTGTGTGTGAATTACTTCACCTGTGTTAAACACTTTTACCGTAGGGATACTTCTAATTCCAAGGCTTGCCGCCGATTCTCTATTCATATCCACATTCATTGTATACATTTGAACGTCGCTTTGATTTGAATTCGCAACTCTTTCAAAAATAGGTTTCATCATTTTACACGGTCCACACCATTCAGCCCAAAACTCAACAATTACTTTTTCACCGTTATTGATTTTTTGTTGTAAATCTACACTACTAATTTCCATTTTTTTTTAATTTTTTTAAGTTTAATATAAAGAACTCAACGTCTTTTTTCTTTCTAATAGGATAGTAAATCTTACAAGAAAACGAAGAGATCGTTGCATCACTTTTAGATAAATATATGTAAATGTCTTCGTCAAACACAAAAATTGAATCTAAATAAACCACCCCATTAGAATATTCAATACCGTCCAACAAGTACTCATTAAATTTTGGTCTACCAAACAATTCGTAGGGTGATAATCCGTGTCCCTCTGATAATTCATTTATTGAGAACAACTCACCGGTCTTTTCTGTTAAGTTCCCTAAAAATCTTTCTTCGTGTTTAAAATTTTTCATAATTTAAGAAGGGGACTTTCGTCCCCGTGTTTCTTTATACTAATAATAACTCCGCCGCTTCCCAAAGTTTAGTGTTTAATCGATTTGATGCTTGAATACTTTGGATTCCTCTCAACTTTGTTGTTCTTCCTCGTTGTGACTTGTATGAGAATCCACCTCTCATCATCTTCTCTTGGATTACGTTGAAGGTCGTCCACAAGTCGTTTCCTTCATCTTCAGGTCTGAAAGGTGTTAGGATGTCACTCATATCTAATGATACGGGAGCACTTCCCACTGCCCATCTGATCTTAACCGCATCACTCACCAAACGAAGTTTTTCTTTTTCTGTTAATTCACGTTCCATCATTCGGTTAACAGATGCTTCAATTTTTGGTAGTTTCTTTGAGAATGAGTCGGCCAATTCCTTCACATCATCATAAGAGAAGTGGTTGTGTCTGATTGTGAATCTCTCGGCAACTGATGTCGGAACCGTAAGCCCGTTAGAACATACCAATCGGAATAAACCTGCTCCCATTGAGAACGCTGCTGTCCCGTCGTGAGAGTTACGGATTACCGCTTCAACTACGGTATCTCCAACTTTCGGTAATTGTCCGTTACGATATTTCAACTCGTGTACATTGTGAACCCCTTTACCTGTTTGTTTTACTGAGGATAATTCCCAACCCTCTTTTTCAAAAAGTTCCATTACCTCATTTGTTGGGACAAACTCATATTTGTTTGTCATTTTAACAGATGGTGCCGTTGCGAAGATCGCTGGTGCGATAGATTTAATAAGTTCCGGAGTGTATATCATATTTTTAGTTTTCTTTGTTTTTGTGTTTTTGTTTTCGGGTATAAGATTTCTTACTCTTCTGAATGATAGGTCTAGTTGCCTGCCAAATTTCCTGTATTGTAATTTCTATTGTTCTCATCGTTCATTTTCTCCCTTTTGATTAACTCTTACAAAGATATATAATTTTCAATAAATACCAAAAAAAATATGAAAAAAAAAACCACGATATCGTGGTTTTAATTTAGGATGATATCACCCCATTTAGTTTTCTGTATGAATCCTTCAATTTCGTTCTCAGGATTTAACATTTGATGAAGTTCAGGAGCTTTTAACTCAATCACAATATCAATCATTTGTTTTCTCGATATAACGTGATCATTATTTTCATCATAATTCTTTTCACATCTTTCCCTTAGTTTCTGATAGAATTCCTCTTTTTGGACTTGTCCTATCAAATCACTTAAATCATTTGGGTTGTTTTCAAAAAAAGAAATCAACTGACTTATGTAAATCTCACAATCTATATTTTTCATAAAACAAATATAATAGTTTTATGATTCTATGTCAAAATAAATCACTAATATCTATTCCACTCAAATCATCATCATCGTAATCATCATCTTCACCACCCATTGCGTCTTTGAAATCTTGTTCTTTCAATTCACGAATAATATCGTTAACCATTCCTTGAATTATTTGTTCTCCTTTTGGATCACCTCTCAAGATAAGTTTTGCAACTTTCATAAATTCTTCAGCGTTTAATGCCGAGAATCTCATAAATAAGTAATGTTGGATGTGTTTCATATCCTCTTCAAATAACTCTATAGGATATGTTGAGGTAAATTTCTCCCAGAAAATTGGACCCAATCGGGAATCCCAAATTTCAGCAGGTAACGTATCTTCAGCATTTAACACCATTTCTTGTTGTTTTGGATCATCAGGTAATCCGTGAGTTCCGAACACTTCGTAAACACCCTTAACCAATTCGTGTACCAAAAGAGGGAAAGTCATTGCCTTTGCTTTTACCGTTGGTGGATCCGTTTCTTCATCAACTTCCGATTGACCCATTTGTCCACCGCCACCGCCGGCCATACCTTCCATATCAGGATATAACCAATAAGCGTGTTCCATAAGAGCTTGTGTGGTAGTAAATAAATCCATTAACCTCGGGTTAATATTATTGATCTCATTTTTAGCCATATTAAACATATGCCCTCCTTTGAAAGCCGCTCCTTGGATTAATGAATTAATAAATCTTCTTTTCGCTCTTTCAAGGTTGAATGTTTCAACGTCACCCATAAATTCTTCGATCTCTTCTTCAGATGGCATTTCAGGTTCTTGTTTCATACCTTCTGCAGATCCCATAGGTTGCATAACAAGTTCTGCTTTAAATTGCATTGCATCTTCAGGAATACCCATCTCTTTTCTAACCAAATCAACAGCTAATTTCTCAAGAGCCTCTTTGTTTTGCATTTGAATCATAACAAGTTGTTGCATTGATTGCATTGCCGTCATCATAAGAGTCATAAGGGGGTTACTTCCTTGGATAGCTCTTGTGTCTCCCATTGCCGCCCTTACTTTTTCAACCGAATCCTTAAATCTCTTAGAAGAGATTAATTCGATATAATCTCGATCCATTTCTGGAACCGCAGGAAATCCGTGATAAGGGGTTTCTTTACCTGTTATTTTTTTTTCGATGCCAGGTTCCATTCTTTCAGGCCCTTCGTAATCGATAGGTGCTTCCGCCAATCTCAAAAATTGTTTTTTTGTGATCCCTTCGGTATATAATTTTTCTTCTATTTTTTTCATATTATTCGAATTCAATTCCAAGTTCATCAAACGTTAACCAATTAGGTAAATCTGCCTTTTTAGCTTTAGGTGCTTTCTTAGGTCCTGGCTTAGGACGATATGGTGTTCCAGGTTTAGATGGTTTTGTTGGGGTTTTGATTCCAGGTTTAACAGGAGTTTCAACTTCTCTCTGTTCCGCCATTTCAGTGTCCATCATATCAAAATCAACTTCATCATCCTCAACTTGTTCGGATAAAACAACACCAGGTTTGTATGAAAACAAAAACTTGATATCCTGAAGTTCTTCATTAATGTTCTTCTTCATAGTTTTTTTATTTAATAAATATCTAGGTTTATTGTTCCGTTACGAGATAATACTGATATCCTAAGGAATAATATAAGAATTTACCTTTTTTCTTAAGGGTTTCGTTAAGTTTCTCTCTTTCAGATAACTTTATACCAATGATTTTTTTTTCTGGTGGTAATTTTCTACCAGGATGAGTATTCAACACATCATCAATTGGGTCTAAAAAATATTTTAACTTTTTTATTAGTTCTTTTTTTTCACCTATGGTCCCAATACCATACTTCTTACAAAGTGATTTAATTGCAACTAAATCTAATGAATTCAAATTTTCCATAAAACAAAGATACAAATATTAAGGCAATTGACCAAATTTCATTTTTGATATATAGTTGTAATATCTTGTTTTGAAGTGATTCCAGGTTGGGTTTTTACCACGTTCTTTATCACTATATCCTTGGTGATACCCCTCATTAATAATGATAGGCTCTATTTCTTTCACCTCACTTTTTAGGTTCTTAAGGATTAATCTTGTTTCTTCAGATAATCCCTCTTTATTAAGATACTCTTTGATTTTTTTTTCTATTGGTCCCATAACAACAAAAATATAATTAAAATTCTTTTAAATCAACGGATACATCCTCAAGTGGGATTCCATATTTTTTTATTTTTTTATATAAAAGATCGTAAACTTCACCCTCTAAATAATCTTTAAAGTCTGTAGATTCATAGTTACCTAATGCTTCCATATATGCGGCTTCTATTGTATCATTTACGTTAATTTCGTTATCGGTACCTTCCTCATACATCATAAAGTCCATAGTACCTTGATTATTAAGATCCACAGAAATGTTAATTGACTTTGGTAAACCGTAAAATGAATTTAGATAAATTTGATCGACCTTTATTTTAGTATCTAAATTGCCCCAATCACTTTTAAGGTCAAAAATTTTACCCTCAATTTCATCTACTATTCTATCCGCTAAACTATTAAACCCCCCATTGTACTCATACCATATTGGTCTGATAATTTTATAATCTTCATTACTATCTTTTTGAATACCACTCACATCATAAATTACATCATCAATGTGTGGTTCTTTACCCCTCTTTTTTTGATTGTTCCATACAGCATAACAAAGTTTTCTAAGTTTCTCTTTAGTCAGTTTGCCATATTGTTCTTCTGTAATTATGATTTTCATATACGATAAATACTTCTTATAATAAAAAACCCACCATAAGGTGGGCTTTATTTATTGTTTGTGTTTGTTATTCAAAAATGTGGAAATCATCATCTTGTTCCGCTCTTTGATATACTGAATCAGGAATGACTCCTCTTTCTTTACCACCCGGTATGTTAAGAACCATTAAGTTTGGCATATTACCAACACATTCAGGTAATTTTTGTAGTTTGGGATTATCAGGAAGTGATAAGTATTGTAAGTTTTCTAACCCACAAATTCTCT